TGCCTTGAGCGGCGAAGCCGAGCCCGATCACAGCGGCGCGGCTCTTGGGCATAGGGCCCATAGGGGTCTCAACCATTGGTTCTTGCGGCGCGGCTTGGGGCGCGGTCTGGACGGGGACAATCCCGCCTTGGTTCGCCGGCTGCGGCGTGTAGGACTGCGGCACAATCCCACCTTGCGGCTGCGGCGGCGCAGGCTGGCTCTGCCCCTTGATGGCTTGCGCCACGGCCTGATCGAGCGGGCCGCCGCCTTTGATCGCATTCATGATCATTTCGCGACCCTGCGGAGACTTCGGATCAACGCCAGCCGCCCGCAACTGACGCGCAATTTCCGGTTCGTCTCCGCGATAAGCCGCGTGGGTCTGCGCCTTGCGCAATTCGATTTCTGCCAAATGGCCCGCCGCTTGATCGCGGACGAACGCAAGCCCAGATTTGTAGTCGCGCGGGTCAATGCCGAATTTCTGCAAGTTCGCAGCATACTCGGTATGCGATCCTAGCATCTGTTGCCAAGCGGCCTGCTGTTGCGCAGGGTCGTTGCTCTTTAGCACTCGATGCGCCGCCGCGCCGTGCACCTGCGCCATGCGCATCGTGCGGTTGAATGCTGCATCCTCCTGTTGGGAGGCGTGGCTCTGCGCTTGCATCGCCAGATTGGCCAGATCAGCCCGGTTCCCCATGAGCGCGTTGCCCATGGCACCCGACCAGTCCTTGTTGCGGACGTTCTCGGCTACTCTCTGAGAGGTCAGGTAATTCTGATTCTCATCCATGCCCTTGCGGTAGACCTGCAAGCCCTGGTTCACGGGGCTGAAGTCGAGCAAGGCGTTGCCGGTGTTGTAGGCCGGGAGCTGCATCATCTGCGCCATAGATCAACCCCACAGCTTGTTGACGGAGCCATATGCGCCTTGCGCCGCGCGCCCCGCTGCACCGGCCATGTTGCCAAATGCCGTCGCGCCAGTGGCAGTCGGCGCAAAGCCCTGCATCAGCATGCCACCGAGGCCGAGCATGTTCTGCGTCCCAATGTTCCGGCTTGATGCCATCGCGTTTCCGTAGTTGATGGCGTTCCCAGCCATCTGCTGGCCATAACCGCTCTCAATGTCGCCCATGCCTTGCTGCAACCCGGCCATCGCGCCGGTCGCCTGCAAGCCCTGCTGTCCGGCTCCCTGCATTTGCCCCATCCAGGTATTGAAGCGGTTGTCGAACCGCTCCGACCCGACGCGCTGCGCTGCCAAGAGGGCGTTGCCGCTGCTGCCCATACCGCGTGCGTTCATCTGGCGCATGACGCCCTGCATCGCGTAATCGTCGCCGGCTTGGCTGTAGGGGTTGCCCTGCGCAAAGTTGGCCATCGCCGCCGATCGAGCGCCGGCACCGTTCACGCCAAGCGCGTCGCCATAGAGCGCATTAGCCCGCCCGCCCTGCGCTGCGTAGGGCTGATACATTCCTTGCGCCTGACCGTAATTGCCAAGCGCGGCCGTTTTGCCAGCCGTCAGAGCGCCGGTCGCCTGCCGGTTGGCGTTCATGATGTCGCCCTGTTGGTCTTTGCCGAAGAAGCTGCCGAAAAAGCTCATGTGATCACCTCAGTGAGACCGCGACGGCGCGCGGGGACGACGAAGCCGAATAAGTGCAGCGGACGGTGCGCGGCGCGCTACCCGTGGTCGCCACGACGTGCGAACCGCTCCGTGGGATATTGTTGACGCCACTCGTTTGCGAGTAGTCCGACGTAATGCCGGTCCAGGTGTAGGACGCGCCAGAACTGCCGCTCGTGGCCAGTGCGACCACGATCCCGCGAGGACTTACATCGAGGTCAAGAACAGCCGGGCTTGCGGTGCTCGTCCCAATGTCCACTGCCGTCGCTGATCGCAGGTCATAAACCGACCACACGGTTATGGTTACAGTCGAAGCCGTCGAAACCGACTGAGTAACGACGATGTTGGCCGTGGTGCCGGTAGGAACGGAAGCGATGTACAGGGACGGAACAAAACTTGAGAGAAGCGTTGCCGTGATCCCGCCGACCGTTACGCCCGTGATTGTCGATCCACTGTGGGCAACACCGACGATAACGCGCCTTCTTCCGCTCGCTGTGCCGATCGCCTGTGCTGCGAACGTAAAGCTTGAGGCAGTGGCATTGATGACGGCGGTCGTCTGGTACGCGATGCTAGGCAGCTTTCCGCCGATGATCCGCGTTCCCATCAGGTGTCGAGGCTCTTCGTGCCGATGATCGATACCGCGACCGACTCCGCGCTGCTGTTGCTTGAGATGGTGACCGTGATCGTGGCACCGGCCGCCACGGTGTTTGCAGTCGAGTGAGTGACCGTGCTTTCTGCGGTCGTCACCGAGTTCGCACCGCCACCGAGCGATGACCCATCAACTGACACCGTGACCGTGCAACTTCCAGACGCGCACTTGGCAACGACGCTATCGATGGTCCAGGCAATCTCGGATGACTGGATGATCGGGTAAGCTCGATCGTCGGCATAGTCGATCAGGACGTGCTCGCCATGCGGCTGTGTAAGCGACGGGATCACGAGCCCGTCAATCTGGCTCTGCACTCCTGCAATGCCGTCCGCCGCCTCGGCAGAGGCCGTGCTTATTGCGCCATTTAGCTCTGCTGCCGTGGCGCTGATCGTGCCATTGAGTTCTGCCTGTGCGCTCGCTAGGCGGCTTTGCAGATCGGTCGCAGACGACCCGAGATTGTTCTGCGTGATGCCAAGCGCGGTATTGAGCTGATTGATGCCGGTCGCCACGCGGTTGAAAAACGTGTGCAGCGCCGGGTCGAGTGTCCCAGTTTTTGGGTCAATGTTTCGGTTGCGCGGGTTTGGTGCGTTGATCGTCATGCGCGGAGCTTCGTGGCCTCGATTGCCGCGCCCATGAACCCACGCATAACCGCCGCCGACGTGCGGAACCGAAATACAATTCCGGCCTGCTTGGTAACGCCCCACCGACGCGACACGATGCGCCGCTGATAATCACCAAGCCTGCCGATTTCGACGGCGCGTTCTGTGCCAAACGTGTTCCCGCCATCGTAGCTCGCAGAAATCATCACTTTCGGATTGCCGTTGTGGGCATCGACTTCTTCGGTAACACCCCACGACAACAAGCTATCGCCCCAGCGCAGGGTTTTTTGCCCCCACATGAGCATCCGCGATACGGACGCTTGGTAACCTTCCAGCCCGACGCCTGGCACCATGTCGAGGTGTAGGGCGCTAATCTGCATCCTATTGGGCCACGAGTGAACCGGCGGGGTCGTGATCTCAACGACAAGCGGCGCCCCCGCCTCGTCATAGGCGGTCGGAGACATCTGGTAGAGCTTTCCAGACGTATCGCCAACGATTGTCACGCCCCAAGCTTCGACGGCGGCCGTCACATTCCAGTATTTGAGGCCGTAGGTCTCGCGGTTGTGCCAAAGCTGCGTTGTGAGGTCGTAGACCCACGTCCAAGTGCGACCGCTGATCGCGTAGAAAATATGCCCCCGGCTACGCCATGTAGTGGCGGTCACGCTGGCGATGTCTGATTCTGCCGCAAGGTCGCGGTCAACAGCGAGGTTCGACACCTTCACGGCGGAATGGCCGTCTAGGATGCGAACCGTCTTGTCGTCGGCGATGAATGCCACAGTCTGATTAACGAGCGCCACCGATCCGGCTGCGGCACACCCGACTTGGATGGAAAAATCCCGTTGAAACGCGAACGGGTCCGCTCCGACATCAACCCACCACTCAAGCGAGCGTTCGCCAAAAGCCAGAACATACTGTTGGAGGCCGATCACGCGCAACAGCTTGTCGGGTGACGATTCCGCCGCCGAATAGGCGAGGCCGTCGATCACGTGCGCATTGTCGGTGTCGGTGTGGCTGATCCGGCCGTCAGCATGACTGAACACGAAATAACCGTCACTGAACGCAACGGAGGTCGGCGGGATCAGATCGACATCCCAAGCCGGCCGCGCAACGCCGCCCTCGATGACCACATATGAGCCGTCGCAGACCACGCCGATTTGCGGTACCGGGCGACGATTGCGCGCCATAGTGACAGGACCATCGCCAGCGATGCCGCCGATGTCCGTTACCGTACCATCCGAGCGCACGGCATAGATGCGTTTGCCGGCGACAGCATAGACCACGCCGTCAACCTCGATCGCGGCGCGCACCTCATCGGACCCGAGCGTGGCGAACTCAATTAGGCCATCCGACGCCCAAATCTGCGTTTTTGATTTCTGCTCGTCGCCGCCGACTTCGGCGTAGCAGTTTATGAGCCGCGCCGACCCGGCCGCTGGTGTGCGACCAGGGTTAGAAGTGAGGCCAAGGCTGATCGGGATGAGGTTCATCAGGCGAGGTTCGCCATAGCTTTCCAGGTTCCGGGCGTTCCGGCCGTCGTGCACACCCATCCAGGAGTTCCGCCGGATGCGGCGTTTGACTTCCATAGTTGTGTGCCGACGCTGTAGGTCCCTGTCGTCGGAACGGCGGTAGACCTGATGTTTCCGCGTTTGATGGAAAATTCGTCTGACCCAAATCGAGCCGGGGACGTGCTCCCCGTCCCGTCTATATTGCTGATGTGCCAGCTTTCGAAGCCGTTGGTCAGGTCCATGACAGCATACAGGAAATCGGTACCGACGCTGTTGTGGCGGTAGCGAACGCGGTTGATGCTGATCGAGCCGACACCACCAGAGCCAGAGGAATTGTCGTAGCGCACAGCACCGGAGACGCCGCCCGTCGATCCGGTAATCACGTCGATAAAATCCGCGTCGAAGTTGCAGCCCTGATAAATGGTCACGGCGGCTTGGGTCGAACCGCCGACCGTCAGTTTACCAATCGACAAGTCACCCGTCAGGCCAGCAACAGGTTGTGTGCCGCCGTAAACATACGCCTGCCCGATGCGAAGCGAACCACTCGACAACAGCACGCCGCCTTCTCCAAGGCAGCGAGCGACAACGGACAGCACGTGATTGCTGCCGATCGTCGGGCCAGATGACGTGATCTGCGAGACAGCCGCATCACCCGCATACCCCGTGCTTGGGAACACGCCACCGATGAACGAGACCGTGTTCCGATCCACCGTGTGGTGTCCGATGTCGGCGGCATACTGGACGATATTCAGGCCGATGCAAAATCCGCTTCCTGCCGCGCCTTCGTGGTAGCAATCCACGCCGCTTCGAATGGCAATAAGGCTGCTTTCCGTCGAGCCAGACGCGGGCGTTCCGGTCACGAACCCGAAACGGCAATAGGCGTTGTCGATATATGTTCCGCTGCCGTTCGGCCCGGTGCTGAGATAGCGGATCGGCTTGTAGTTCTCGCGGCTGGCGATGCGCCCGAAGGTCGAGTCCACACACCCGACAACAACTTCTGCCGTTCCCGCCGTGCCCACGTCGAAGGTTTGCTGGCCTTTCATCCGGTAGGCTGTGATGTCGCCGAAGTGACCGTGGTTGCACCACTGAACGAACCGCCCGGCGGCCATATTTTCGAAGTAGAGCGCTGCGTCGCAAATGACGTGATCGCACTCGTCGAACACCATGCCGGCCAGCGTCGTGCTTCCCACAGTGCCGGTGCCGATCAGCCGAGCACGGCCGCCGACAAAGATCTGATCGGCCTGCTTGAAATGGAACCCGACCTTGCCGGTGGCGCTATTGGTCAGAGTGGCGCTCGTGCCGGTGTCGCCGATGTTAATGGTGCAGTCGTCGAACCAGATGCCGACGTTATTGGTCGTGATCGTCACCACGCCGTTGAAATTGAGCGTGCCGTGAAGCCGCAGCGTCTTGCCAGCGGTCAGAGCATTGATGGCGGTCTGAATGACGCTCTTGTCGTTCGCGGTTCCGATCGAGCCGAAATCGGCAACGTCGATTATATCGCGCGCCTTGTTCTGCCACGTGCGCGTGACCGCTCCAGTCCCGGATTGCGTAAAATCCGGGATCACCGTCGCGGTCAGGCCGATGATCTGATCCGTCGTCGCCAGCGTCGCCGGGCCATCTGGAACAGTGACATTGCCCGAGCCACGAACGATATAGTCGATCGTTTTGTTCGTCAGCGTTTCCGTGCGGATTGCAAGCGCAGCCGCCAGTGCCTGCACCTGCTGCGGCGCGGGCGTGGTATCGCTCTGACTGTCGGCACCGAAATAAAGCGCGGTCTCTGGATCGATCGTCGTGTCGACCGTGCCAGATTTGAAATCGTAGGAATCGAGCGGCATAGATGGTTCCTCTTATGCTGCTTCGTAGACGCCGCTCAGCGAGAAAATGTTGCCGTTGGCCCATAGGGTCGTGCCGTCGGCCTTGAACGCATACGCGTTGCCATCGGACGAGATGAACCCGCCGGCATTGGCGCCGCTGTTGACGTAATACGACGACGCCGGATTGTACAAAGACAGTGGCGTGAGGCCGCCGGGAGAAGTGAATTTCACCGCGCCGGTCGGGCTGCCAGATCCAATGTTCGTGAGTGTGCATTCGATTTTCCAGAATGTGGTTTTGCCGATCGTTTTGTAAGACGCAGTCGTTGTGATCGTGGCGGCCGTCACCGCACCGCCCTCTGACGATACCGTTGGCGTCCACGCCGTCCAGGCTGTTCCGGTATCGCCCGTGCCGCCGTTGGCTACCGGCAGCGTGCCGGTGACACCAGTGGTCAGCGGCAACCCCGTGAGGTTCGTCGCAACGCCCGATGCTGGTGTGCCGAGAGCCGGTGACACCAGTGTCGGCGACGACGCAAACACAGCGGAGCCCGAGCCGGTAAACGTGGTCAATGCGGCTCGAAGGTTGATGCTGGACGGGGTAGCCAGGAACGTCGCAACTCCGGTGCCGAGGCCAGATATACCGGTGCTGACCGGCAGTCCCGTGCAGCTGGTCAACGTACCCGAGGCAGGCGTGCCGAGAGCGGGTGTCGTCAGTGTCGGGCTGGTCAGCGTTTTGTTGGTCAGCGTCTGCGTCAGCGTGCGGATGTACTCCGCGATATAGGCCGGAGTCAGGTACCGATCGTCACCAACGCCAAACGGCGAGCGCGTAGCAGCGATGCGGTCAGTTGCGTTCGCCGTCGCGCCGTCCGTGAAATCTGCAATCGCAGCATCAGCCATTTACCCAGCCCTTTTGATATAGCCGCCGCCGCCTGATTTCAGGATCGCAGACGTGCTTGAATTGGAAAGCAAGACCACATTCGTGAGGCCGCCGGGCGAGCTTGCTTCGCTGCTGCGTCCCAGGATGTCGCGCCAGATACTGATCCCGAGGCTCAACATCAGTACAAAGCCCAGATGTTGGACGCAGTCAGGCCGGTCGCCGATACGTTCGTGCAGGCGATCGGATTGTACCCCGCCTGAAGTGGGATTAGCGTCGCCACGGTAGAGTCCGCGCACGTAATCGTTGCCGCCCCAGCAGTTCCGACCAGTAGCGCGCGGCAGACCTGAAACGCCGATCCAGGCGTGACAGCAACAACACTAACTGCAGGCGCATTTGAATAGAGCGCTGGTTTGCCCATCAGTTCACCTCAAGTCTGGAGAGAAACGAACGACCGGCTCACGGTCATTGAATTGAGCTTGAGCGATCATTGATAGCCCGCGCTCAATAAGTTTACTGTCGTCTATGCCGAACGCAGGAGCCATCGCTGCGGCCAGATTTGTGCCGACGATGCCAAGATATTCTTGCGGGAGGTCGAGTGTTTCGGATTGATCGCGCACGTCGTAGAAGCGGCGCTGGTAAGTGTATTCGATTGTCTCATCAGTGACAGACGCGAGAAGCGGCCAGATGTAGAGCGTGACGCCGTAGCGCTCAATATCTGGATAATATTGGATCGGCACGCCCGTTGATGTTTTGAGCGGGATTTCAAAGTATTCCTGGCGGGTGAGCACTTCCATCGGAAGGTCGATGCCGCTTCTCCGAATGCGGCAATCGATAACGCGATGGGGGTTCGTATCGAGTGCGTAGGTCGCAGTGTTCGCCAATAGCGCAACACTTCCCTCCGTCTGGCGCCACAAGTCCGGGCCGGCGATCTGCCACGACTTGAGCATGGCGTTCAGTTCTTCAATCCCAAGCTGCATGTCGTCGGCATTCACCGTCTCGCTTGACGGCAAAACACCGAGCCTGCGCATGGCAAAGGAGACCACCTGCCTTGCGGTCAGGTCAAAATCCGTCCGCGTCGATGTGGTCAAAGGTCGCTCGCTGTCACGTCTCCGACATCAACGAATGTGTCGGTTGCCTCGGGCCTAGGGTTTGGAACAGACATCTTGTCGCGCTTGCTGCGGACGAAATCTTGGGGATGCCTCGGTTCCCAATCACGGGTGCAGACGCGGAGGTTATCCCACCGCATCCGCGTCTCGCTTGCTCGCATCTTGAAACCACACACGTCGCAAATGACGTAGTGATCACCAGGGCGATAGACGTCCTGCATCAGACGTCTTCAACGGTGAACTGGATTGATACAACAGCGGTTCCGCCAGTCGCAGCCGATGCACCGACCTTGCCGTAAACGGCAGTGGCAGTGCTCAGCAACGTTCCGATCAGCGTCCCCGCAGTGCCGGCCGCAACAGCAGACGAAGCCGTGGCGTCGCAATCAAGTTCGTTGGCGAAGCCCGCATTCGTGCCAGACGTGCCGATATCGACAGTCGGGTTGGTGCCGCCTGTAGCGCCACCGTAGGCCACGACATCAACCACACGAGAGCCGGCCGGGAGCGTCCCGAGAAGGATCTGCGTCGATGACGTCGGGTCGAACGTTGCCCGAAGGCAATTGACGGTCGAGGCAACAGTAGCTCGGTTATTTCCCGAGCCACCGCCGACAGACAACCCATTAGGATATTTGGTCGTCGTCATGTTGCCCCCTTACGCGCCCGGCGTGCCATAGATCGCGCGCCAATCGGTCCAGCCGACCGAAAAGCGCATGGTTGCCTTCGCCTTGGCGTTTTCGGTGTCGAAGTCGTTGTCCTGACGGAATTCGGTCTTGCGGCGGTTGAACCTCTGCAAACCGCTCGGACAGTTGGTCTTGAGGAACCAAGCGTCCGAGTCCGTCAGGTAGTGGTTGACCTCAACGCCGCCGGGCAACAGGCCCATATTCTTGACAGCATTCACGTCGTTGTTGGCCGTTCCGCTCTGTAGCGACGACTTCACAACGCGCTCAGCATCGAAGATGACGGACGGCGGAACGATCAGCGTTTTCGGCATGATCGAAATTTTCAGACCGCGCGAGTTCTTGGCCTGCATGATCTGAATGGTCAGATCCTCAAGCGAAGCTTCCGAGAAATCGGCAGCCGTCGTCAGCACATTCGACTGCGTACCGTCCAAGGTCGGGTGGTCCGAGACGATCATCGCCTTGCCGTCGTGACCGTTGGCGTATGACGTATTGAACGCACGGTTCAAAACGTTCGCGCCGACGATTTCTTCCGTCTGCCGCATCGAGAACGCGAGCGCTTTGATGCGCCGCTTCGATACGATCTCATAGAGGTTGTCTTCCTGCTCTTCGCGGGTGACGATGTAGCCGAGGCCATACACGACATGCGTATAGCGCCGGGTGCCGCCCTGCGACTCCGAGTCGAACGACACCGCGCCGCCCTGGGCTTTCGCCGGAGCGAGGCCGAACCCGGTCACCTCGGTGTCTTCCTCGTAATTCTTCTCCGAGGTTTCGGTGTCGAAAATCTTCGACCACTCTTGCGGGTACTCGCTGTACTCGCGCCCGAAGAACTTGTGCATCCCAGGCCAAAGGGCTTTTGGATGTGAACCAGTCGTAATTACACCAGCCATGGTTCAGATCTCCCTTAGATGCCGGTCGTGTTGCGGAGCGAATGCAGATTGATCGACACCAGAACCTTGGCATTGGCACTGCCCGGTTCGTTGTCCACCATCTGCGAGAATCCAAGGATGCGAAGCTGAAGCGTCGCGGTCGTCGCCTTGGTCGAGGTGTCGAGCTGCGCACCGGACAGGCCGGTCACAGTCGAGCCGCTGCCGGCAATCCAGTCGGCATTCAGGCCAACGTCAGCAGCCGCCAAAGCGCCACCAACGCCATCTTCCTGCACAACAAAAACCAGGTCCGGATCATCAGCAACCCACACATACCGCTCGGTGGAAGCCGCTCGGTAGGTAGTCGAGTCGCGACCGCTCGCGCCGGCGCCTTCAGACGGATCAACTGCCACGACAGGCCCAAGCATATATGCGCCGCTGCCCGCCGTCGCCTTGGTGACAGACGCGATGCCGTTGGCATCGGCCGACCCAGCAAGGATCATCGGGTCGCCGAGGTAGACGGCGGTGTTGTCGGAAGCGGGGATGTAGTAACGAGTAGCAGCCCCATTGTAGGGCGCACCGTTTCGATGCCGGATCGGGCGAAGCCCGAACGGCGTATTGCTGTTTGCCATTGTTCAATCCTGATGAGGGAGGTTAGCCCCTCGAAATGGAAATCCCACCCGAGGGCACATAAGCGTGCGCGCCTTGCAGCGCTTCACCGGCCACGCCTGGGGCCGCCGGGGTCTGTCCCCGCTTGATTGCTTTCTCGGTCTCGTCGATCAACGCCTGTTCCTTGGCCTTGTCTTCGAGGTAGTACTGCTTTGGCTTCCTCAGAAGGATCGCACGCTTACCACTACGCTTATCAACCACTCGCTCCATTCCGGTGCCAACGCCCTTATCCCTTGCGCTGACCTCGCCGGTCTGAGGCGCAATGTCCCAATCGTCCGCGACCGTGAGCTGATGCAGGCGGCCGGGGTCGTCATTCACCCAACGATATTCATAGTTGGGGTCTTTGTTTGTAACGTCGAGATGCCTCAGGCGACCAACACTGAGGTCGTCGCGACGGCGGCGCTGTTGTTTCTCGACTTCCATTCGTGGCTGGCGTGTGCGTTCGACAACAGCGTTCATAGCGCGAAATACTCCTTGGCGTAGTCGCCGGCTTCTTTCTCGGTGTAGATTCCGTCTTTCACAAATTTCGCAAACTGCGCTTTTGCATCAGACGGGAGGTCTGCAAAGCCCTTGCCGCGCGTTGACGACGCCGACATTCGGCCGCCGCCTTCAACGGCAGGACCACCAGCGTTCGCACGCTGTGAGGCTGGGAATTTCTCGGGATACCGCTGGCGCATGTAGCGTTCGGTTTCAACGAGGTTTTGCTCAAGGGTAATCCCTGGAACTTCCGACGCGCGGCGCTGGCTGAAATGGTTCGCAACAGCGTGCATTTCAGGGTCATTCGTGTACCATGGGTTCTGAGCAGCCCATCCGGCGATCTTCGCCTGGTTCTCCGGCGAATACGGCGATTGCACTTGCCTCTGCTGCGGCGGTTGCTGAGCCTCGGCCGCCTGCGTGTCGAACTGAGCCACCGCCTGCCGCTGATCGCGGTCAAGCTGCGCATAGCGGTCAGTGTCGGCGCTTTGAACGGCATTGAGCTTTGCCGCCTCGTATTGACCAACCAACTGATCACGCTGGCGCTGTAGCGCCGTAGTGGTCATCTTCTCAAGCCGTGCCCACTTTTCTTGGTCTTCCTGCTCTTTGCGAGCAAGGCGGGCTTCGGTCTCAGCCAACTTCGACGCCAACGTCTTGGTGCGCTCGCGCAAGATCGGCAAATTTTCTTCGCCGTGCTTCACGAACGCCTCAGCGTCGCGCCATTTGTCCTCGGGGCCTCTGAACTCTTCCTTTGGCACCCATCCTTGCGCGCGTGCCCGCGTCTCGATGTCGTCGGCTGGCGCTGCCGTCTGCGCTCCGGTCGTCGCAGATTCGATTGCCGCTACTTCGCCGGGAACTTCCGTTCCGGCGTTCTGCGTGTTTTCGTCAAGGCTGCTCATGCGCGCACCGCCACGACATCTTTGTCGTTCATCAGGCGGTAATTCGCTCCATCCTTGCCCTGAATGTTGATGCCGGAATACCGGGCGAACACCACGGTCGATCCAACAAGGGGCTTCGGCGCGTCAGCGTCGTAGCTGAACGCAAGAGGCGAAATCGCCACAAGCTCGCCTTCCATCGAGGCGTGGTCGTCTCGTTCCTTTTCCGTGTCGGTCTTCAGAAGCTTGAAGCCCGTTTTCGTCTCGTAGTAGCCCTTGTCTTCGACTGGACGCACGAGAACCTTGTATTCGAGCGGATCGATGCCGCTCAAATTGATTGGCTGGATCTTCAACGCCGCTGCTGCTTTAGCCATTCACTGCCTCGCTCAATTTCTCTGCCGTCATGTTCCTGATTTCCTGAAACACAGCGATCCTCTCCCGCACTTTCGCGAGTGATACGGCATCGCTTACGCCACCATCGAGAGAGGCATGCAACCAAGCTTCCTTTGCCTGCTGGATGCCAACCTCACACGCCTTGAACAGAGCTTCGGTCATCGGCATTGCCGACCACTCCTCGAAGCCCTCTTGATCGATTCTCACTGGTGCATCGGCGGCATATGGCCGCCCTCTTGCTGCATCGTCATCGGGTCAACGCCGGGCGGGGCGCCGACCTCCGGCATTTGCTGGCCCATGTCTTGGCCTGCATCCATCTGCCCGCCTTCCGGTCCCATTCCGCCGTCCATCGCCTGTTCTTGCGGCGGCTCCGGCAGTTGCGGCGGGGCATAGGCCATCGGGTTCCCGCCCATGTCAGCAAACGGCATCGGGAACACCTGTGGCACGACTTGCGGCGGGATCGCAGCGGTCGCGAGTGCAACCACGCCATCGATGCGCGCCTTTTCCGCGCCGGCTCTGGCCTGATCAGCTTGCGCTTCCGTCT